ACTATATCTGGTACAGGTTCTATTACACTTGGATATACGGGCTAGGGGGTTAAATGGCTAACACTACCTCGGACACTACAACGTTCGATAAAACTTTTGCTATTGATGAAATAGTAGAAGACGCATTTGAACGTATTGGATTACAGAACGTTGCAGGTTATCAATTAAAATCTGCAAGACGATCTCTTAATATTTTATTTCAAGAATGGGGTAATAGAGGTATTCACTATTGGGAAATAGATGAACTTGATCTTGATTTAATTGAGGGACAAGCTGAATATAAATTTTTTAGAGCTAGTTCAGATGGTACAAGTGCTACATCAAATCCAAATGGTATTTATGGAATGTCCGATGTCCTTGAAGCACAATTAAGATCTAATAGAACTCAAACGACTCAATCAGATAGTCCGATGACAAAAGTGGATAGATCTACTTATGCAGGTTTCTCAAACAAACTTTCAAAAGGAACACCTAATCAATATTGGGTACAAAGATTTATTGATCATGTTAGTATTAGTGTTTATCCAACACCAGATTCAACAAATGCATCTAAAGATATGCATTTCTATTACATAAAAAGAATTCAAGATGCAGGAGATTATACAAATGCATCAGACGTACCTTTTAGATTTGTACCATGTATGGTTGCAGGTTTAGCGTTTTATCTTTCACAAAAATTTGCACCACAACTAGTTCAACAAATGAAATTATATTACGAAGATGAATTAGCAAGAGCACTTGCAGAAGATGGTTCAGCTTCTAGTACATATATAACACCAAAAGCATATTACCCAGGAACATAATGTCAGTAGTAACAAAAGCACCTAGAATTATTAAAAGCATACGTAAAAAATTGTTTCCTTTAGAAATTAAAAAAGGACCTGGTGTAAAAGACAAATTTAAAAAACTTGATAAAAAAAGTCCTTATTATAATGTTGATGAATTAGGTGCTTACCCACTTCACAGAGGAGGAGGTTCTTCTGGAACACAAAAGAAAAAACAAAAAGAAATAGGTAAAAAAATTGAAGAAGAATTTAAAAAACAAGACAAAGAAAAAGAAATAAGAGAGTTGCGAATGGGTGGATCAAAATATTTAAGAGGTGGTGGAATTGCACAACGTGGATTTGGTAGAGCATTTATGAAAGGTGGAAGGGCGAGATAATGGCAAATTACGCAACAGGAAAACATGCAAAAGCAATATCTGACAGATCAGGTATGGAGTTTCCATACAGAGAAATGGTTAGGGAATGGAATGGTGCGTTTGTACATATTTCTGAGTTTGAACCAAAGCAACCACAGTTAGAACCAAAACCTCTTTCCGCAGATGGTATTGCATTAAGAAATGTTAGAAGTGATAGAACTGAACCAGTTACAACTGTTATGATATCAGAAAATGGTTTTGAAACTTATGCTGCAGGTTCTGGAATTATAAATGTATTTTCACCTGGACATGGTTTAACCAATGGAACAACATATTTATTTAGAGGACCACCTACACTATCACCAGGCACAGGTACACCTTATAATCCAAACGGTGGTGCAGCTGGTAATCCTGTTTTTGCTTATGCAACAATTCCTAACTTTGATGGAATAACAGGTGCACAAATAGGACAAGGTTCAGGATATGCTATTACAACAGGAAAATATATTCCTGATACAGGAGACGGAAATCCAGGAAGAGGTACAACTGATTATTTAATTTCAAATTTCTTCTTCTTTACAGTTAATTCAGATACTGCTACAACTGGGAGTATAAAAGGAGGAGGTTATGGTTGTTCTGTTGGACCCATAACAATTGAAGGATGATTAAAAAATTTTTAAATTGGCTTAAAAAAGCCATTACACCACACAGACAAAAAGATGAACATCTTGCTTTTTATGAAGATGAAGTAGAACCAGATGTTCCTGTTTATGTACAAGAAAAACATAAAAAAATAAATTCTAAGTATAAAAAGGATTCTGAATAATGGCTGGATTAAGTGCATCAGGATTAAAAACTCAAATAAGAAGTTATACCGAAACAGATTCAAATGTTTTAACAGATGCTGTTTTAGAAAATATAATTTTAAATTCACAGTATAGAATTTTTAGAGATGTACCTATTGATGCAGAAAGAAGACAACAAACTGGTAATTTAGTTGCTGGTCAAGAGTCTATTAATGCTCCAGCAGGTGCTTTATTTATTAGAGGTGTACAGGTTTATGATTCAAGTTCAGTAATTACTGGAGCTAATGTTTGGTTAGAAAAAAAAGATTATACATACTTGCAGGAATATCAAGATGTGACTGGAACATCTGCAGCTCAAGGTAGACCTAAATATTATGCTATGTATGGAGGTGGAACGGGTGATACAGATACAACATCTGGAAGAATAGCTTTTTCACCAACACCAAATACTACATATAAATTTAGAGTTCATTATAATAAAATGCCTGCTTTATTAGAGGGGGATGGTACTAATTATATTAGTATGAATTTTCCAAATGGTCTATTATATTGTTGTTTGTCAGAGACTTATGGTTTTTTAAAAGGTCCGATAGACATGTTGACACTATATGAAAATAAGTATAAACAAGAGGTACAGAAGTTTGCTAACGAGCAAGTTGGTAGAAGACGAAGAGACGACTACACAGACGGCGCAGTTAGAATACCAATTAACTCAGCAAACCCGTAGGAGATAAATTATGGCAATAACATCAGCAATATGTTCAAGTTTCAAACAAGAACTTTTACAAGGTAAACACAATTTTGCATCATCAGGTGGTGACACTTTTAAACTAGCATTGTTTGATAGTGATGCTTCTTTAGGTGCTTCTACAACAGATTATTCTACTTCAGAAGAAGTTACAAACACATCAGGAACAGCTTATACAGCTGGAGGTGCAACTCTTACAAGATCAGGAGTTGGTTTAACAGGAACTACAGCATTCACAGACTTTACTGATGTTACATATTCGTCAGCTTCTTTCACTGCAAACGGTGCAATGATTTATAATACAACTACAGGAACAGGAACAAGTACAACTGACTCTGTAGCGATTATTGCTTTCGGTGGTGACAAAACAGCAAGTAACGGAACTTTTAAAATTGAGTTTCCTGCAAACGACGCTACAGCAGCAATAATCAGATTAGCATAGGAGGCCGACCATGTCGGTAAATTCAGGATGGGGCCGGTTCACCTGGGGCCAAGCTGAATGGAATGAGGACGTAACTCTTAAAACGGGTTGGGGTACTCAAGCTTGGAGTGGCGACGGTGGCTGGGGAGACCTTTCAGATCAAACAATTTCTTTAACAGGAGTATCAGCATCTTTTAGTATTGGTACTGTAGATATTCCTGACGTTATAATTACACCAGCAAGTTTTGAAATAACATTATCACAGGGGGAAGCTTTTGTTCCTGTAAGTATAGATGGTGTATCTTTTTCTGCATCTGTAGGTTCATTAACCGTAAACGATGTAACTATGGGCTTAACAGGTCAACAAGTTACAGCTGCATTAGGTGTACCAGTCGTAGCCGATATGACTGTTGGAATGACAGGTCTTGATCTTACTTTATCTCAAGGAACTGCATTTGCTCCAAACGAAACTGTAATTATTTCTGGTCAAGAAATAACTTTAACACAAGGTACTGCAATTGGATCTTCTTCACAAGAAGCGGACTTAACAGGTATTGCAGCAACATTTACTTTAGGTTCGGTAACTATACCAAATGATACAGTTATTTTGTCTGGACTTTCTATGGAAAGTCAACTTGGTTCTATTGTTGGACTAGGGGGAGCTGTTGCTAATTTAACTGGTATTAGTATGACAGGTAGTGTTGGTGTTTTAGATCCTAATGATATGACATTAGGAATAACTGGAGTATCAGCTTCATTTAATATTGGTTCAATAACTGTACCTCAAATTGTAGTAGGATTAACTGGACTATCAGCAACGTTTAGTGTAGGAACTGTAGACATATTTGCTTATGGCGATGTTGACACTGGTTCTAATACATCGTATAGTGATATTTCAACGGGTTCGAATTCTTCATATTCGAATGTTGCAACTGGATCAAATACAAGTTATAACGATGTAGCAGCGTAGGAGAATTTTTTATGGCATCAACATACACACCTTTAGGTGTAGAACTTCAAGCAACTGGTGAAAATGCTGGAACTTGGGGAACAAAAACAAATACAAATTTACAGATAGTCGAACAGATATCTGGAGGTTATACAACTCAAGCAGTAACTGATGGTTCAGATACAGCTCTAACTGTTAATGATGGATCAACAGGAGCAACGCTTTCTCATAGAATTATAGATTTTACAGGATCACTTACAGCATCAAGAAATGTTACAATACCTTTAGATGTTCAAAACTTTTATTTCTTAAAAAACTCTACTTCTGGTTCACAGAATGTAGTATTTAAATATGCAACAGGGACAGGAACTTCTGCTACAGTTGCAAACGGTAAAACGGTAATCGCATACGCGAAAGCAGATGATGGAACTAATCCAAATATTTCTACAATCTCATTAGCTAGTGATTTAGTTGACGACACTTCACCACAATTAGGTGGTAACTTAGATACTAATTCTTTCATGATAGACTTCGATGATGCTCACGGTATCAGAGATGAAAATGGAAATGAACAATTAATTTTTGAAACAACTGGTTCTGCAGTAAATCATATTGATATTACAAATGCTGCAACAGGATCTGGTGCACAGATTGGTGCAGTTGGGGGAGATTCAAACCTTAACTTAAAATTAAGACCAAAAGGAACGGGTATAATTGAAGCCATGGGTGCAACAAACCCAGGTTCAATTCAATTGAATTGTGAGTCTAATTCTCACGGGATTAAACTTACTTCACCTCCGCATTCAAGCGCACAGTCATATGAACTTAAATTTCCAACAGGAAATGTAACAGCAGACAGGTTTTTAAAAGTAGCTAGTATTACAGGTTCAGGTACAACGGCTGTTGGTCAATTATCTTTTGCTGAAGTATCCGGTGGTACTTCATGGCAAGCAGTAAAAACTTCTACTTTCACAGCAGTAGCTGGTGAAGGTTATTTTGTAAATACTACAGGTGGAGCAATAACAATGAATTTACCAGCAGGAACAATAGGTGATGAAATTGTATTTATAGACTATGCAGGTACATTTGATACTTACGCACTTACAATTGATTCAAATGGTTCAGAAAAAATTGCAGGATCGACAGCTGATTTAACAGTTTCGGTAGAAAGAGCAGGGAATACTTTAGTGTACACAGATTCTACACAAGGGTGGCTGCTAAAGAATAAATAATCATGGCTACATATAAGCAGAATGTTGGAACTTCGGTTGTCAACTACGCTGGTAATTATCCAGGCGCCGTGAAAGGTGAGCTTTGGTACGATAGCACTAACAAAGATTTCAACTATCAATATCCAAATGTATCAGCAGCAGGTTCGTGGAGAACTGGTGGAAATTTAAACCAAGCAAAATATGAAGCTGCGGGAGCAGGAATTTATACAGCAGGTTTAAGTTTTGGAGGAAGAAATACAAATCCAGGAGCTCCAGGTAAATTAGCTTTAACAGAATTATATGATGGAACAAGTTGGACTGAAGTAAACGATTTAGGTACTGCAAGAAATGAAATAGCTGGCAGCGGTACTTCAACTGCAGCATTAGCTTTTGGAGGTTCAGTACCAGGAGTTTCCGCTTTAACAGAAAAGTATAATGGAACAAACTGGACAGAAGTAAATGATATGAATACAGCAAGAGCTTATATGGCTGGAGCTGGAACTCAACCTTCAACTTTAGCATTTGGTGGGTGGACAGGAACAGCTGTAACAGCAGTTACAGAACAGTTTAATGGAACTAACTGGACTGAAGTAAATGATTTGAACACTGCAAGAACTTATGTTGCTGGTTGTGGGGTTGATAATACAGCTGCTTTAGCTTTTGGTGGTTTTTTAGATCCAGGAAATACTGCCATTACAGAATCTTGGAATGGAACTAATTGGACTGAAGTTGCAGATTTAAACACTGCAAGAAATGCACTGACTGGAATAGGAACTACAACAGCAGCTTTAGGTAGTGGAGGAAGTGTATCTCCTAAACAACAAAACGAACTTTGGAATGGAACGAGTTGGACAGAAGTAGCGGATATGACCACTGCAAGAGGTCAATCATCAGCAGCAGGAAATACAACAAACGGTTTAGTGTTTGGTGGTAATGTACCTCCAGCAACAGCAAACACAGAAGAATGGATAGGTGCAGGTGCCCCAATTGGTGCTTGGGCTACAGGTGGAAGTTTAAATACGGGAAGATATACGGCAGCCGATAATATTGGAACACAAACTTCAGCTTTATGTGCTACTGGACAAACTCCATCTTATACAGCAAACGTAGAAAATTATAATGGTTCTGCTTGGACAGAAGTAAATAATGTAAACACAGCTAGAAGTAATGCAGCTGGAGCAGGAACAACAACTTCATCTTTAATTGCTGGTGGTTATGCACCAGGAACAGCCGAAGAAGATGCTACAGAATTATATAATGGAACTAACTGGACAGAAGTAAATGATCAAAACACTGCTAGATATGGAGCAGCAATGGGAGGAGCAGATAACACAGCAGCACTATACGCTGGAGGTAATGGAGTTCCAAGTGGAGCAAGTGCGATAACAGAACTTTGGAATGGAACAAACTGGACTGAAGTAAACGATTTAAATACTAATAGAGGAAATTTTGCAGGCGCTGGAATTAGCACTGCAATGATAGTTTTTGGAGGATATTCAACTCCACCCGCTACATATTATGATAATACAGAACAATGGAATGGAACGAACTGGACGGAAGTAAACGATTTAAATACTGGAAGAAGAATTTTAGCAGGCTCAGGACTATATACATCGGCATTAGCTTTTGGTGGAGAAACAGCACCTAATGCAGATGTGGCAAACACAGAAGAATGGAATGGAGTTTCATGGGCAGAAGTAGCCGATATACCTGCTGGAAGAATTGGATTAGGGGCAGCTGCAGCAAGTAACACATCTGCTTTAGCTTTTGGTGGAAATCCTGGATATTCAACAGATACAAATGAATGGAATGTTCCATCAAATGTGGTAAAAACATTAACAGATTAATAAAAGGAGAAAACTATGGCAAAAACATATCAATACTGTGTAGCAGAAAACTGGGGAAAGGGTTTCATCGATCACGT